GACACATGCATCTACACTATTTAAGCCAAACCTATGACCAAGGTCAATGATTCTGCCCTGAAAATCAGTGGTCAATCTATGTTCTAATTCATTCTGCAAATCCTGTGCACTGTACACTTCGACAGTATAATCTTTACGTCTAAAATGACTACAACGTGGATTGCATTTTGACGCCAGTATTGGGTCATTGCAACCATATTGATAGCCAGCATTATAAACTGCTTCAACTTTTTCCAGAATCACATTTTCTTCTAATTGACCTTGATTCCAGTGAATAACTGCAGCTTTACACGCATCTGATGGTATACCATTACGTCTGAAGTGTGATGCTATTCGTAGAATTACATTGTTTCTGTTACCTGCTTTAGGACCATCTTTATAGATATCCTGAATACAACTAACGACATTCCGAGGTTCTACGACATTTTGTAGCGCACGTATATTGGGTACTTCTGTGACAATATAATTACTTAATTCTTTTTCTGCCCATAATATATGATATGGGAATGTGAGCCTACGCTCTTTAGAAAGTTTTATAATGTCTGCAGCATCCAACTTTTGTACTTCATCTACTGTTAGAGGTATCTTAAATCGATTTTCCTTGGTATTTAAAGTATGTGGTAACCTTATAATAGAATTTCGACTATAGACACTTAAATCGATGTCATCAAACATACTTTTCATAGTTTGTTTTACGACAAAGGGTAAATCTTTTGATTTCTTAAAATCAAATAATTCATTGGTGAGCATTATATGATAACCTGTACCAGAGAAATAAAGTTGTAAAGCATCATTATTTACTTCATATTCTTCCCTTAGGTTGAATAATACTCCTCTTAATACATCAAGGGTCCATTCATCAGTGTTTTGACCTTTATCAATGTCAATGGGAATTTTATCGATACTCCGTGGACCAAAATAGTCTTTAAGAGTACCATTAAGCTTCACATATTCTAAGCCTTCATCATCGTAAAGATAAACACTTCTATAAATGGCTTGCTTCTTACCCTCATCAAAGACGAAGGTAGACAAATCTTCTTGCTTAACCAGTAGCCCTCGTCTCCGAGGGCTACCGACAGCTATTTCACTCCACACCTAAAATGGCGTAGAAGTATTACCGAAAGAAGACTGTTTCGGAGAAACCGATTTAGTTTGTGTTGCCTTGCTCGCATCATATTCCTTGATAAATCCTTTGCTCTTCATAAATTGAACATAAGATTCAAGGTCTACTTTGCCATCAGAATCATTCCTTACTAATTTAGGGCATACACGTGTCCATGCTTTTTGGTCTTGTTCTGACCATTCTTTATAGACAAATGCATAATACACCTTTTTTGGTTCTGAAGTTAATGGATTTCCTTGGTGTGCATATACGTTATTTAGGTGTTCTACTAATTTATCAGTATCACCTATTTGTTTATCATCACCATCTTCGTAACTACCATCAAGTGTTGGACCGCCATTGAAACCAATAGCATCAAAAAGATAATACTGTTTTCTTAACAGAGAACAGTCCTTAATGTTACCATTGGGTTCTTTTTCATATGAACCGGATAATCTCATAACAACAGGAAAACTCCCATTGCCTTGTAAATTAACATCGATACATACATCTGCCCAGTCATACTTTGAGGTATGGTCAACGAAATCAATTATACCAACTTCTTGAAAGCCAAGAAATGATTTTCCTTGAGTCGTTTCGGGTCTGAATTTAGCCATACTTATTCCTCTCTATACGTTAGGATTTCGTTTTGTATTGACTCATAATTAAACGGTAATCTCTTGTGGGCTAAAGGTTTTAATCTACTGCCAACAGTCCTTTCATCGTAATTGATGAAGGATATCATATGTTCAGTATCATCTCCATCTCCTTGACGTTGAACTGTAGCATAGCCAATTACATCAGCTTGTGCAGTTAGTGCATAGCCAAGACCACGAGGTAATTCGGGTGCTAATTGCACCTTACCGTCTTGTATTTGAGTACTTTTTGCATGACTAATCATAATTAAATAACCGCCATGCTTTTTGATGAGTGCTTGGAATCTCTTGATTAAATCAAGGTTTTTACGCTTTGCTTGACCCCAATCAGCACCCCATTGTCCTTCACCCATTGCATTGATGTTCAATTCATCACATACTATTTCTTCTATCCATTTATTACAGACATCAATAGTATCTATCGCAATGGTATCGTAGGGTAATTCCTGCCATTTTTCTTCCAGCCACATGTAAATTTCAGCTAAAGAATGTGTTTCTGCAGGTTTACCTTTGTTAGGTCCAGACCTTTGGTAATAACCACGTTCTGAAGGTGGTACTAATTCATATTGTTCTTTACCATCTTTTATCACCTTTTTCCCATCTTTTTCAATAGGTCTCATAGGTGGATTCAAGCTTGTAACAATAACTTGATTAGCTCCTTCAACGAAGTCAGCTCCGAGGTCTGTATCTATTAACAGGACACCACTTTGTCCTTTAGGGCTCCACGATGCTGCAGCAGTAGTTTTGCCAGATTTAGGTTGACCTATTATGTAATAAGTCAACCCTCCCGGCATATCACTCCAGTCCGTAGATACCTTCTGTACTTTGATTTCCATCCGGTATTACTCCTATTGTTAATTTGTGTTCACTTGGTATTTTCAAGCCTTCTTTCTTAACCGATAAAGGAAGAAGCCCTACCCAAATATACGAATAATATGGTTTCCGTTCAAGTAAATTAAACACTTGAGACAGACCCAAACCAGCCACAATAGCAGATGTGAAGATAGTATGTTTCATTGTACATTCTTCTTCTGTCATTTTATGGTCTGGTAACCATGAGTTCATAAACTCGTCATTTTCAGGTGTAACAGTGATAATTTCCATAGCCAGTGCTCCCATACGTAAATCTATTAAAAATTCACGATTAGGGTTCATTGACCATTGTTTGTAAATGTCTTTACGGGTACCCATGTTATCCGGGCACATTATCACTTTGGTACTCATTTCCTTGCCCATTATGAATGCATTATCTTCAAAATCAGCATTACCTTGAAAAGATTCTACTGTATGAGACGCTGCTTCAGCTTTAGACATACCAAGGTACTTATGTTCATATACACAAGTACTTAAATTGTGTTCTTCAAGAATATCGTAATCATATCCAAGTAATTTATCAAAACCCATGATACTGGCATAGGTGACAACGGAAGAACCGATGCCACCTAATCCAATAATCATTAATTCATCAAGTTTAGATTGATTAATGAGACCCTTGTTACGAAGAAATCTATTAGTATCCGCCATACAAATCGTATCCTCCGCCGTTAATAACATCCATAGGATTTACACTGTACTTTGCACATTCATCTTTAAACTCTACATAAGTCATCTTCCTTGATGAATATTTTTCAGCAACTTCTTCCAGATGTTCTACTTCTTTATCTTTAAGCTGTGTAATTGGCTTATATGCAGAATAAGCCCCATGAATAGCCATTTGATTAGGATTGTATAAGACACCGTGGGGACTTACGTAACCATTTTTCTGCCATTTTGGTTTTGGCTTTTCGTTAGATTTAGCCATCTGTTCACACTGTGCTTTCCATTCAGGTTTGACCTTAACAGCAGGAATATGAATTTCTTCAGTTTCTATCCATTGTGGAAATCCATATTGGTCTGTATAGGAAACTGCAAAAGCATATTCAGTTTTGTTTGTTGCAACTACAAGACTTGGATAAAATCCTGTTTCCGGTCCCATTTTACATAGGGTTTCTTCATCACTACTACTAAAATATGCACCCATATTATGATGCGAATGTATCAGTCCCATATAACACGTTTTCAAGCTTGGTAAAGCTTTATATGTATCTGGGAGAATTTTCGCAACATCTTCAGCTTCAAATTCTGTAGCAGCGGTACTTCCTAAGTCCAGCGGATGGAAATGTTTCAATTCAAATACTTCTGGGAATGTATTCTTTTTACCTGTTGCTTTAAACCAAGCAGGTCCAGACCATTCTTTAGAACTGAAGTATTTGCTGAAATATTCTATCTTCTGTACTATCTGTTTCGAGAGTTCTAATCTCATTTATTATCTCCTTTCTTCGAGATTTGTTATCTGCCAATGCCATATAGCAACATTGTTGTCGGGCTGCCTTTAATACATTTATAACTCGTTTATGTCCCCAACTATCACCATACATTTTTCTTGGATTTAACTTCGTTAAAACTTCACTATATGTCATGTCAAAGCTTATACTCCAATAATCAACAAAGGCTGTTCTTAAGTTTTGACGACTTCTGTCAGGGTCAGACCCTTTACAGTATTCTCCCCAGCCACCAGTAGACATCCAATAATCATACGCGAATTTGGCAAAATCTTCTAATTTGTCTTCATCTATAACATCTTCTGGTACCATTGACTTAGTCCCAATATAATGAGGAAACAAATCAAATAATATTTCTTGATAATTATAGTATAAAGAACGAAGTTGTCTACGCAGACTATCGTTAACTTTATGTCTACGATGAGACCAACCATTGTTATACCATCTACTGAGGTCTGTCCAATCATGCCATTCTACTGTATTACGTACTAATTTGTCAGCTATAGTCCGGGAATTAACCTGTGCCATGGCTCTGTTTAAACCAGTTATAATAGCACAAACTTCTTTCTTATGAGCACCTTTACTTTGTTCCATTAGTAACAAATACAACTTTGGTACTGTAGAACCATAGTAAGTATTTTGTGCATCATGCCTTGGGTTATACCTACCTTCATATGACCCTCCAGTATTATGATGTAAATATGCTACATCCCACGCAGGTAGAATAACTTTACGAGCAAATTTACCCGTATAATGATTATAGCTATTCAAATTCCAAAAGCGTGAACGATTATTCCAACTTGATAAGAAATTTCTTATAGCTGACATAAATCCTACAATACTACCATCTTGAGCAGTTCTGGCTAAATACATACTATGAGCTCCATTGCAAGGTTCTGAACTTGTAATATGTGGATGCCATGCATCTTCATATAGATAAGTTCCTTTAAGAGTTGGGTCTTTTTCCCATCTCTCTTTGGGACACATTTGATTATAAAATAATACAAGAGGTGTACCTTCGCCCCTTTGCATAACTAAAACATAAATAGGCGGTAATTTATGTACTAATCGAGCTCTAAACTTGGTATTGATAAATTTAATAATCAACCAAGAATGTCCATCCCAGTTTAAACGCTGGAAAGGATATGCTC